AACGGGTTGAGAAGACGCATTAAATTGTGGTCAGGAAGCATTAACTCTACTAATCCATCTGATGTGATTAGTGGAGCACATGGTTCTAAGCTTATCACCGCTAAGGTGTTTAAGCAGACGAAAGTGGAGATCTGGGGTACCATTCGTTGGCGCCCTACCTCCCTTCCTCCCACAACGGAACGCAAATACGCAGAACTTGCTCGTCGAGCAGTTCTGGGCCTAACAATTGACTTTAACACGGCATGGCAGCTTTTGCCATGGTCGTGGTTAGTCGATTGGTTTTCGAGTTCTGGTGACTATTTAATAGCCAATCGGAATCTCGTTCCGGCCAAAGCTCAAGACGCGTGTGTTATGACGCGTCAAGAGACCGTATGGGCGTTCACCCGCAACACCGATAATATGAATTGGAGTGGCGGGAATGCGATCGCTCGCTTGACGACTAAACAGCGTCAAGTGAACGTGGTACCTACTCTCGTGGCGGACCTGCCGTTTTTGCATGCCCGCCGACTGTCGATCCTTGGTTCGTTGGCTGTCCTCCGAACTGGAGGGTACGGCCTTAAACATCGAACCTAGGAGCAAGACCACTATGCTTGGTGACACCATTTCCTTGACTCTCGACGGCGTTGCCGTCGTTGTCTCGAAAATCAACCAGGACCAATTCACCTCTGAGTACCTTAAGCGTCGGACGCTCGATCTTGTGCGTCTGCGCATTCGGCACTCTAAGGAGAATCCCGGAAACGGGAAACCTGTGTATGATCGACATAATGTCGAAATTACTCAGGAGGTTTTTCCAGTGGGTGATACCCCTGGATTCACCCGTCAGGCGTACGTTGTCGTTCGGAATATTCCGACCGACCTCGACGACGATGTGGGTGACCTGGTTGCCTGCCTCTCCGGTTTCGCCACTAAGGCGAACGCGGTGAAGTGGGTCGGCTGGGAATCCTAACGGATTCTAAGCCGGTATTTGCGGATGGTGCACACTGAGCCATAGGACAATCCTACCTAAGGAGGGTAGTATGTCTAAAAGCTATGTGTGGTTCTTGCAGGGACTCTACACAAGCATCTTAGAAGATGCTATGTGTACTTTCCCATCTGACCGCAGGGAATTGGAGCGCGACAAGTCGCGCCTCCTCTCTCTCATCGAAGCTAGAGGGATTTCAGTTGTTACACTGGACCTTCCAGCTGTTGGTAAACAGTTTGATCGCTGTTTATCCAACGGACGCCTAGACCTTTCTGGATTACCTCATTCGAGGTCATTCAGATCGGGCTCACCGGTCCCAAGACTTTTCAAGGGGCTGATGATGCGCGTATTCGATGTTGACGGTTTGCTTAGGCAAGAAGACGCCGACGCGAATGCCATTCTCTTCCTTAGGCAGCTCTACTATGCTGCTAAGAAAGTAAGGATGACTTGCGATGAAACTCGGACATTTGAAACTGTCAGAGATTTCTTTGGCGTTGAGCAGAGCTGTCGATCGGCTTCCCACGATTGGGACTCTGATCGTCTCCTTCCTGCTAACGGTCTGCGGTTCCATCTTACTGATGGGCTGCAAATCGATGCCGGAGGAATGGGACCAGAATTGTTCGAAGAAGTTCGATCCAATTCTTGGCCGCCCAGTGCTGTCCTGCTCGATACAATCCAGCTCACTGCTGACATTGTATCCAGTTCCCTCGGATGGTGTAATCCTTCCGAGTGGACGCCTAAGCATGGACCAGGAGCGGTCTCCGACCTCCGAGTGAATAGAGATAGTAAATATCTCTTTCCTCATTGGCCGGCAAAGCTCGAGGGAATCTTTCCTCTTGCCAGGTTTGCTTTTGCAAACTATGGCAGTTGGTTAGACTCCATGCAGCTCGAAAGCGGGTGGTCATCGAGGTTTTCCCTCCATGAACCGCCTTCTCGGCTTATTGCTGTCCCAAAGACGCAGAAAGGTCCTAGGCTTATTGCTTCGGAACCTACTGCTCATCAATGGGCTCAACAAGCCGTCAAGGATTTCCTTGAACAGGCTGTTCGCAGATCTCCACTAAAGAATTCTATCTCCTTTCGGAGCCAGGATCCTAATAGAGAGTATGCGCTGAGAGCTTCCAAGACGTCTGAGGCATGGACAATTGATTTGTCTTCTGCTTCGGATCGTCTTTCCTTATGGACTGTTGAACGACTTTTGAGAGGTAATACTTCTCTCTTAGAAGTTCTTCATGCCGTAAGGACGAGGTGGCTTGTCAATAACATTGACAAGAAAAGCCCTAAGTATGTTAAACTTAGGAAACTTTCACCTCAGGGGGCCGCTATCACGTTCCCAATCCAGACGATATGCTTTGCTATTGTGTGCATTGGTACTCTTCTTTGGAAGAGGAACATTACACCAACTAGCAAGAATATTGCCAGATATGGACGTGTGGTCCGCGTCTTCGGTGACGATATCATCGTACCTGAAGACGTAGGGGAAGATGTCACCCGAGTACTAACGTATCTCGGACTCGAGGTAAATCCCTCCAAGACTTTCGGAATTGGAAAATTCCGTGAGTCATGTGGAATGGATGCGTATGATGGGGTCGATGTGACTCCTGCATACGTCCTTGAGCCATGTGACATGTCCCGGCCTGAGTCCATAGCCTCAGTCGTTGAGTGCTCTAATAACTTCCATAGGAAGGGATTATGGCACACTGCGGCCTGGCTGAAATCGACAGTCGATAGGTGGGTTAGCAATAACCTGCCTTTCGTGACGATGGATTCAGGTCTTCCTGGTTGGTTATCGTTCTCAGGCAGCT